ATACAATACCAACAATAATTCCGAAAGCTTTAGATGTTGAGACAACATAGTCAATCAACTGCCAACGAAGCGTAAATAAAACATAAAAATTTCCTAGTCTAGTGGTTAAGACCGTGCGAATAAGTGAGTTGAACCAGGCCATAAAACGGACTTCAGCAAAAAGAAGGTAATCAATAACCTCCTGCTTAACGTCCATACTCTCATTAATAATGCCTCGGAAAGAAAACCGGGGCATACCAGAATGCGATTGTAATTTGCAATCCGGACAAAGAGTAGGTGGGAGTTGATGCTCACATAAAGGCATATCAGCAAGAGAACGCTGACCTTCAACGAAAGCTTTTTGCTTGGCAAAATGGTTCTGCGAATCCTCCTTCAAAAAACGAAGAAGAGTGACAATGTCCACGTCAACTAGAGGTTTACCCTCAAATTCGCGGGGGACGTAATAAATCTCACGTGTGCGTCCAGATTTCGTCCTATTCCCGTTGGAAATGGGAACATATCTGGGCTCCTCTACGGTAAAAAGAGCATAGTCAGGGAATTGATCATTTGCCATATGGCGAATCTTGTTGTTATCGAGCATATCAGTTCCTTCCTTCCTATATTCAGGACGGACTTTCTGGGTGATGGTGCACTCAAAACGACGAACAATGGATAATGGTTCGTTTGAAAGCTGATTTGCCAACAAATCCTTGACATTTGTAGTGCCGCACACTACAGAGGGTTCGATCATCACCTTTCCCTTCATTTCTGCGTTAGGGTTCAATGCAGCCATGGGTACTTGGTTCAAAAACATAATGATCGGAGTGGCAGGTGATCCATCGGTAAAGTCCAACGCTGTGTTGCCGATGTCGTCCATGATCACGCCATCATGGTAGGTGGAAAATTCCGACTGGAACTTGTCCTCTTGGTTGAGAGTAATAATAGCACGGGGGCTGTAATCTCGACCATTCACCTGGAGGATGTAGCGAGTAAGCGCATTAGAAATGGCAGACTTACCCACACCGGAATCGCCAAAAAGCAAAACTCCATAGGGTTTCTCACGAATGTTGTCCTTCTTCGATAATGTACGAGAAGTCTGCAAGTCTTTAAGGACATTGAGACGAGATGCATAGTATGCACGTTCGCTCTGCTTGCAGTTGGCAAGATACGAATTTGTAGTATCAATACACTCGGCGAGACGACGATCATAAGTTTCCTCACTGACCTCAGCCTTAC